TGCCGCGGCGGCTCTTGCGGTGTCTAAGCCAGTTCAAGACAAGCTTGTCACTTCCATTCCAAAGTTCCTTAACGAACAAGGGAGCCGAAGCATGGTTGGCTTGGCTTCAACCGGTTTGGTTGCTGCTATTGTGTTTTACATTTCTAAAAATTACTTTGTGAAGCCATAAACACATTATTTGATTCCCAACCCATATTAGAATAGATTGAATTATCAATACCTGTGTAGTAGGTAATCAAAGCTCCTGTCGCAAATGCCGTCATGAGCAAGGCACTCAATTTAAGCGTCTTGCTTCTGTCACTTCCGTATTTTTCCACAGCCTCTCTACTTTCACCCCATATAGCATTCACCGCAAATGTAATAACTAGGGCAATAATACTCGTCGTAAGAAAGAAGATACGATCAACAGCGAGTCTTGGCACATTACCTATTATGTAACGAAGTACATTTGGAACTATGACAGTGAGCCACACGAGATTAAGGTTATAGTTTTCTGAGAAGTGTGGAACAATACTTATCCCGTATATGGCAAGCCAATATACAATGACCATAAGTAAGATACTCAATGGTGTTTTCATTTAATATGATGGAAGAATATTATTTATCCTGAATGTGTTGACCACAAAACTTGGTTCTTTCGGGGATCTTCTCATAAATACCCAAATCTACACACATGTCGCGAAGTTCGAGGTAATTTTCCCAGAATTGTTCCGAGTGTGAGTATTCATCAACTGTGCAGTGTGCCAACTCATGGATGAGGACGTGGAAGATTTCGTTTGGGGTCCCATCAAGACACAAAGCAATCTCTTGTCCCTTGTTTGTATTGTACCCAACAGATTCACTCATGGAGTGGAATGCAGTCAGTGGTACACAACGCACAAGCATTTGATACTTGGGGTGATCCGTGGAAGCAATGTGTTCGCGAAGGACTCTGTATTTCTCTTTGACATCAGTGAGCACCTGGGGTTCTTTGGTTTGGGAAAGTATCCATAGGTTGATGAACAGAAGTACAATGAATGCGATCATCTCTTATATACAAAGATAAATTTGCTATACAGTTCTGAGATTGGATTTCCTGTAAGTCCTTCCCACAGTTCTAATTTGAAACCCATCTCTTCTAAGTGTGTTACGAGGAGGTCTCGATAAGCTATTGGCTCCGATTTCGGTCCATCGGCATAGAAAGGGGTATCCACCAAGTTTACAAATAACTTTTCGCCATAACCACCATTACCATGCTCCTTCATGAGGAAGAAGTTACCCATCTGGTCCTTGAGGGGTGTTCTAAATATGATCTTCTCCGAATCTGGTATGATACCTATGAGCTTTCCACCTGGTTTCATTCTTTTTTTGATTTCTCGGATTGAACTAAAAAACTTTCCATGACTTTCAAAAATGTAGTGAAGTGAAAAGTTGTAGCACACTATGTCAAACTTTCTATTTGGACAATTGTGTATGTCACCTTCATAGAAGTTTACCCTCATGTGCATATTTTTTGCACGAGACCTGGCTTCCACAAGTGCTGATGGCTCCGGATCACACATACTCATATTTGCTCCACACCTGTACCATTTTTGAAGATCACCACCAAAGCCACAACCCACATCCAAGATTTGATTGCCCTCCCGAGTTACACTCTGTATGAGTTCCCTCTTGGCGTCATTATGATTTCGACGGATCTCTTCCATGTTTTCTTAACTATTCATTCTTTTAAGGTAACTTAAGTTGTATATCTTCATGACCAAATGGTGAAGATGGAAGCCAATTGAATAGATAATAGTAGACATGACCCGTACCCTTGATGAACTTTAATTTCTCAAGATCTTCTCCTTTTTGACCAATATCAAGGGTATTGAAAACATCGTAGCCCTGATTCCTCGCAAGTATGAAAGCATCATTGTATACATCACCCACTGTGTAAAAGTTGTAGACCTGTTTGACTGTGTCTTGACCATCAACGCGGTCATATGGCACTTCGTAGAATGATATGAAGTCATCCGTCTCATCATTTACATATGAATGAATTGGGAGTATCCAGTACTTGACCCATTCTTTGTCAATTTGGGGTGCCACTTTGAAACCTTCAAAGTACTTTTTTAATATTTTGGTCACTTTTGGGACATCCTTTTGGGACATTCTTCTAAATTGAGAGTTCCCACGAATTTCAAAGTATTTTTCTCTCAACCGATTTGTTTGGTAAAATCCAGTCTTTGTAAGTTTCTTTACATTGAGGAAACGATGCCAATAGAAACTTTTGGCAATTGATCCAGGTATTTTCGTGACCGCTGTGTACACTGCTTGCCATATACCATTACTATTCGCAACTCGTTTGATTTCACTGATGAGTATGGGTGCAAAACCCCTATCCCTATAGTCGGGGTGAACACAAAGGAAATTGATTTGGACCGCATCAAGTACGTCCTGACACACCCTTACTTTAATTGGTACACTTGTAATGTATCCAATGAGTGTACCGGAGACGTCTTCGCGAATACCTCTACTCTCGTGACCGGCCGCCCATTTAAGAGTCTCGATGGAGTATGACAATCTAAAAGTTTCATCGCATACATAATGATCGTGTAAAAGTTTATGCGCTTCTTCGAGGGGTGGAACACACCACGAAAACCCTTCGGGAAGAGATACAGGTTCATGTGTGATCACTCTTTCCTTTTCAATCTCTCTACCACTCTCATAGGTACACCCATCCTGTGGCACAGGTTGTTTGTCCCAAAATGTCCTCATTTGTAATACAAATAGCTTAAAGTTTTAAGTAATGTGTAACATATAAACATGTCTCTTGAACAAGATTACACCACTGTTCCAGGTCAATTGTACGCGTGCCTCTCAGTTGTTGGTCCAGAAGCTCCACAAAAGAATGACAAGTTTGGTATCAAGATTCGAGGTGCCTTTGCGACTCGAGATGAAGCCGCGAACCACGCAAAGCGTCTTCAAAAGGAAGATCCAACCTTTGACATCTACGTTGTTGACATGTACAAGTGGCTCTTGATCCCACCAGACCCCACAAAGATTGAGGATGTTCACTATACCAATGAAAAGCTTCAAGAGATTATGAGTGGATACAAGGAGAACCAAGCCCAGGCAGCTCGTCTATTCAACGAACGCAAGCAATCCATGATGGAAGCGAAGGATTACATTACCCCAGGTGATGAAAACTCCAGGTATTACACCAAACCAGATGAAGCTCCAGTCAGCCACCCAGCAGAAGTCTTGGAGCGCCTCAAGAAGGAGAAGCCAGATACTCCAATGGAGGAACTCGTCAAGGAAGCCGATGCCATCGTTGCCACTGAAATGGAAGAGCGACGTAAGAAGAGAGAGGCTGATGCGGCGTCCACAGATGCCAAGATTGAAGAGACTAAGGAAGAAGATGGTGAACCAGAAGTCTCTTCAGCCTAAATTAAATATTCGTTAATTTTAGAACAAAATGTGGAAAATAATTTTAACCATAATTTTGACAAGTGCGTTCTTTATTTTGTTTTTTGAACCAAGTAAAAAGGTGGTTTCAGAGAACAAAAGTAAGCCATCGACATCAACAGCTACGGGGTTCATTGAGGATTCGCGAGAAGTATTTAAAGTTGGTAAATATCCATATGATATGATGGATTCAAAATACATCTATGGGGACATTGGTACTTTCACAGGATACTCAAGCGTACCGGAGGATCACTGGTTGCATGGTTTTCCCCATGAAAAAGCCCAATAGAAAGACGGCAAACGCCACAATCCACGTCGTTTTGTCTATACTTGAAATAAAATCTGTCTTTTCCATTGGAAATTGTTGTTGTGGTGGATACATCATTTCGGGAGGTTGAAAATAGTATTGTTGTTCATTTATTGGTGTACTATCTTCATTCTTCTCTTCCTCACTCTTAATGAATGGATCGGTTGATGGATCATATTCAATTGGATTTCCGATATCAGTTTCCATTTTTTAATATAACCCCTGTTTTTTTTAAGCGTCTTCTTCCTCACTTTCACTTGCTTCATCATCATCCACGACAAAATCTTTGAGGCTACCCTCATCGTCGTCATCTTCACTATCATCATCTGAGTAATATTCTTCATCTGTATCTATGTCTGAACCAATATCAGAATCATGTTCTTCGGGGGAATAATCATCTTCAAAAACGGTTTCTTCGGGTTGATACAGTTCGGGTTTCTTTATCTGTCTACCGGATCTCGTCCTGGTTTGCACCATTTAATTATTTAAAGCTGTTTACTTTTTAAGTATCTTTCTTATTAAGAGCTTCTTTGACACTACCACTGAGTTCATGCGTTCTCGCGGTACTCTTTTTACAAATTGGACACTTCTGAGTAATTTTACCACCCTTGATGACATATGACATTGTACAGTCCTGGTGGTCACCCTTAATCGTTTCACAATATGTTGAAGTTGTGAGGGCTGTGAAACCACCTTTCTGTTGCGTGATACTTACAATACGAGTCCCTTCTGGACACTTCATACATCTGTGCATGAAAGACTCAAGAGGACCCTTCACATCACTCTGTTTAATTTGGGGTTTCTCTTCAAACTTTTTGATTTCTGGACACTTTTTGAGTTCCTCCTTCTTGGGGTACAACTTTTTAACCACTTTTGGGGGGAGAGTATGCTTGCGACCATAAAAGTCTTTGCAGAAACCATCACGTCTTCCCCGAATTGTCTCACAGCGACAGAAACACTTTTGAGCGATACAAGAACCACTGATATGAAACCACACGTGATTGGAGCTATGTGCTCTCTTGAGGTTCTCACAATATTTGGAATTGGTTGAGACGAGATAGGTCTCCTTGTGTTTGAAAAGTTTTGTCACCACGGAGGTGGATTGCCCCTCCATATTCCTCTGTACAAAGTCTTCAATGAGACCCTTGAGCTCGTCATTCTCAATTTCATCTCTCGTCTGAGCATCTGTAAAGGAGCCTTCCTTAATGACAGATGAAGGAGGTTCCACAGTGATGTGCTGTGGCTCGTCCGTCCGAATCGATGACATTTTAAGAATATCCAAGTTTGGTCCCGAATCAATCTTTGTCAATTTACTGAGTGGACCATGGTTATAGATAAATAGGGGTAGATAGGCAACCTGTACAACCTTACCCTTTCCATGACACTCTGGACATCCCTGGCCACCACATGGACTGTGCTTTGCCATCTTGTGAGACCACGGCATACGGAAACCACTCCCCTTGGACTTTCTACGAACATCGCCATAGACTGCTGCGTCCACAATTTCATTCCAGTCCGTACCACCTTTAGCCTTTGAGAGTGCTACAAGGATGTGTTCCCTGAGAGCAATGGCCGATGACTGATCCACGACGAACCCCGGCCAATTGAGGTGGACACCAGTCTTTGTGTACTGTCCGACGGTCTTTGGTGGTGACACAGAGACGAGACAGTCCTTTCCACCGTGACGTTTCACTTTATCACAAATAATCTTACAGATATCCTGAATTTCATCAAGGGTAAGGGAGCGTGTATCCTTGTAATCGATATCCACAAAGAAGTTGTACAGAGGACTCTTCTGTTCAACGACAAAGAGTTTTTCACCGGACTTCACAGCTTCTATATACTTTTCGTGAAACTCATTCAATTTATCAAATGGCACGGAAAGGACACCACCGTCCATGAGCACATGTGATAGATTGGTTGCATTATTAAACTTTTGTTGTGTACACCACTTTTTAAACATACCTTTGTATCGCGTCTAACCTCTAAACCACCTCATGACAGAAACGTCTCTGTATTCTTTAGGTGATTCTGCCAACTCCTTCTTTATAACAAGGAGTTCATAGACCTTTTTATCTTCATTTTCCTTTATCCACTCCTCAACTTCCTCTTTACAGAGTCCCCTGTTCTTCTCAAGGAGCTCTCCAATCTGCATTAAAATGTAAGCTTTTGACTTCATTCTATTTTATAGAGAATGTTTTTCTATTGAGGGAAGTCACACACGAATAAAACTCTGGATTTTTGAGAACGTTGTCCACAATGAGTTTCCACCTCTTACGGGTATTGAACTCTTCGAGGGTATCAAAACTCATGTAGTCATTCTCATCAAAAGTCTTTTTTATTGGTTGTTTATTGATTTTCTTTAGGTTAGTCTTTTGTTTCTCTTCGTAAAACTTTCGTACGAGTGCCTGTTGTTGAGGCTTGGTATAGTCTACGAAAAAGATAAATACATTGTACTCCAAGTCCACTGTGGGGCTTTCCTTCACAGTAAACTTGAATTCTGTATACTCACCATTCTTGAGGGCAACCGTACCCCTGGTCTCTTCCTCAAGTTCCCTAAGAGCACAGCGGAGAGGGTTAAAGATCTCTCTCCGCCTGCATCCACCTGTCACAAATATCCAATCCTTGAAGCGCCGATCTCTCACCGTGAGAAACCGGGGCTTGTCATCAGCAAAGCTGACCGGTATCGCTATAGCTTTGTATTTTTTCATTGCGCATTCGCAAGTTATAATAAACGAATATGTTTATTCCTCCTCTTTTTCTTCAGCTTTCTCTTCAGTTTCTGGTTCTGATTCTGGTTTCGGCTCTGGAGCACTGAGACGGTGTACGAGATGGGCTGAGAAGTTCTTGAGGCTTTCAACATCTTGCTTCGCCTTATTCATTTCCTTGAATAGGAAGATAACACCAGCAATCGCCACGATTGTAGCGATCATCATAAGAGTTTCGCGGTCCATTGGAATCATTATGGTTTAATTGCGTCCCTTCTTTTTAAGTAAGTGCTCCCATATGTGTTCGGCCTGCTGGAGGGCATTCGTAGGGGCTCTGAGCAAATTGTACGGCTTCGTAATGCGTAGGTTCACAGGATCTTTGAGTTGGTGGTGTGGGTACACCAACATACTTTTCAAGTGTCCTGGATTTTGGATCGTACGTCAATACAAAAACGATGGCGAGGAGGAAAACTATGTTCCACATATGTTTTACTAATTAGTTAGAATATAAAAGGCCGCCCATACCATTCTCAATGCGGAGAACGTTGTAGTTCACAGCGTAAATGTCCTTGTCGGAGTTCGCGGTATCATTGATAATACGAGCCGAGTCGAGACGAGAGAAGTTGAGGGAACCGGTTGGTTGAAGCTTCGCGGTGTCCAAGCAGAATGGGTACACAAACAACTTGGTACCACGCTCGTTATTGGCGTTGGTAGTGTGGTAGTAAAGTGGCACACTGGTGAAGTTTGGATCCGCAAACTTGTAGTCAGAAACATCAGTACCATTGATTTGAAGCTTAAGCTTGTTACCAGCAGTGCTTACCATAGTGACGTTGGTAGCATCACCCGCGGCCAAGTACTTCACTGGGTGGTTGAAGTTGAGTTCTTGAATCTTGGTGCCAGAGGCAATCGCCTTTTGGACTTGGGTAATGATCATGTTTTGTGGGTTGGAAGCGAAGAACTCACGCTCTTGGGTATCCAAGTACGCATAGTTCGCGTAGATTTCCCACTTGCTCGCAGCCGCAGCTGAACCCCAAGTGATACGGAGTTCCACGTCGTGGTACTGGAGAGCAATGAGTGGGATGGCGGATTGCCAGTTTTCACAGAAAAAGAAGCGGAGTGGGTAGAACTTGGAAGAAGTTGCACCGTCATAGAGGCTGCCACCGAGGGACTTGGAAGAGTTACCCGCTGAAAGAGCTGGAGCAATGAGAGTGGAATAGGTGGAGTCCTGTTCATCAATGACTTGACCACCCACAAGGAGTTCAACCTTGCTGATCACACTGGACCAGTTCGTGGTGAAAGTATTTGCAGAGGAGCCATCACCTTGGATTGGCATGAAGTAGACATAGTTGAGGAGATCCCCCTTGCGCTCGAAGCGGATGGTGGACATACCGTTGTTGGCAACATTCCCCTGGATCACTTGACGTTCCACAGTTTGGGCAAAGTTAGTGTGGCGCTTGTAGGTAGAGCGGAAAAAGCTGATTTCGGGCTGACCGACGAGATGCGCATCCTGAGCACCGAC